ACTGCGTTCGCCCGTTTCTTTGCATTCTGGAATAGGAAAGTGGTTTGTGGTTAGAGTGTTATCTAAGAACCTGACGCCTAGCCTTACGGTGTTGGCTAGTCTTTTCCAATCTACGTCCCCATCTTTAATCATGTTAGCAAGATTAACGTGTCCTAAGCAACAGTTTCCGTATGCAGGTAGAACCTCTTCACCGCAAGGATTAGTTGCGGGCATGTGTTCAAAGTAAGATACATTGGTGTAATCATTCGCGAAATCAATGTTAAATATTCCAGGCTCACCACACTCAATTGCATTAGTTACAATAGTTTCCCATAGCTCGCGTGCGCGAATCTCTTTCTTCCTAATATTTTCAGAAGAGTCTTGGTAGTGCTTTAGGTTGTGAAGCTTTGCGCGGGCAAGAGCGGCTTCTTCATCAAACGCAACAACTTGGATGGTGGAGTTACCCGTCTCGGACTTTCTGTCAAGTTCGTAAACGTAATAACGTGTGTGACGCCCTCCAAAGGTAAAGTACCATTCCTTGTCTTGTTCAACAGCATCAAGGAAGGTTTGGGTTATAGCTACTGAGATATTGAAATTAGTGAGTTCATTTCTGTCGAGCTTTACGTGCAAGAACTCCAAGAAGTCTGGATGAGTGACGCTCAGTATAGACATCAGTGCTGTGCGACGGTTCTTACCAGCCCTTACATGATTGCCAATCTCGTTAATCATGCGCATGACGGATAAAGAACCGGGAGCTGAATTCTTAATATTCTGAATATCATCACCTAAAGGTCTAATCTTAGAGAAGTTAAATCCAACACCTCCACCACCACAAGATATTTTATACATATCAGCAATAACCTTAGCTATACTGTCGACATTATCCTCAGGGTCCAGTACGTAGCAATTCAAAAGATTCTGATTAGCCCTGCCTGCTCCAAATAGAATTCTCCCTCCGGGACAGAAATCCCCCTGCGCCATCATTTTATAGAACTTTTTCTGTATAAGCTCTTGTTTGTCGTCAGACTCACCCCTTGCAATGTTCCGCGCAACACGCTTAGCGCACTCTTTCCACGTCGTTTCTCCGGCAGCAGCGTACTTATCTTGAAAAATAGTAAGACCTAAGTCTTTTGGTTCGAAAATATCCATTTTTTTTATCTTTTTTTGTTCACGAGACCTATTATACATGGTCGGTAATGTATTTGGTCACCTTATATAATAGGTGCAAAGTCGTAAGAATACGACTAATTCTTACCGAAATGACCCAAAAAAACAAATAATCATGTGGAAAACCATTTTAAGTAATATCAATACTCTCATTTTAGGCAATTGGAAATCTATTTTCTTCTTCGTCACGGGAGCTCTCGCAGGAATCTTCCTGCTTTCATGCGCTATGACCAACAAAATCGTTGATGGAACTCAAGAGGTTCTAACTGATGGCGTTGAATGGCTTATGGAAGGTAACGACGACGAAGCAGTCGAAGAAGCTACCAAGTAACTAACCGAAATTAAAATAGGGGTTTTCTAAATAACGGAGAATCCCTATTTTTTTAATACTATATAATAACATGGAACACAAAGACCTATTAGAAAAAAGCATGAATCTTCTTGAGGAAGCTATGAACAATGCTTTCAAAAATCCGAGCAGAACAAACCCGGAAAAAATCGAACAAATAGATGTTGCTGGCAACAAGATTGAGGAGGAGATGTCTGATGACGAGATTGATTCTATCATGAACACAGCAGCTGAGAAAAAGTTTGGCAAGGGCTCTGCTCAAGCTAAGGCTCACAAACAACTTGGGAAGAAGACAGAAACTCCTGCACAAAAGAAAGCGCGTAAAGACGCAGAAGCTGTAGCCAAATCAGATTCAGAATCATAAGAAACACGACCACGGTGTGTTTCCGGGGCGCTGTATACCAGGCTCCATTTTATGACAAGTGCTTTTATAAAGGCTTGTAACGATTCAAACCAAGGAGGTATAATGAATCATTTCTACACACATTTTAACGAATTCTTTAACCAGTTAGATACTTACGGCTACCCCGCCGACCAATTACAAACTAAGAAAACATGTAATGTTCCGAGTTACCCACACTCAAACGTATACATGACCAACGACACTAACGAGCTTCACATGGAGTTTGCTTTAGCAGGATACTCTGAAGATAAAGTATCGGTTACTGCAGGAGGTCATAACATTACTGTTGTTGCTTCTGTTCCTAATTCAAACGTAACTATTCTCGACGAAATCACCATACACAATGGCATTAGCCGAAAAGATGTGAACTTCACTATGAGTGTTGACGAGGCGTTTGATGTAAAGAAAGCACAGGTTAAATTTACTAAAGGGATTTTATCTATTGTTATTCCAAAATTAAAAGAACAAGAGACTATTAAACTCTTATAAAATATTAGATTTTTATGCCCCGGTTTCTTTTTAGGAATCGGGGTTATTTTTTTATGTTTTTGTTTTTACACCTAAATACTATTAAGCGCGAGTGCAGGGCAGGAGCGCGTATATTATGATTTTCTCAGATAACGCAGGAATTAGGGGACATTTAACGATAATCAAACGTGATGTCCAGACCAAAGAAGAAACTGTTTGGTTTGACGACCACAACATTATCGTGTCTGGGATGGGTTACAACATAGCGACGGCTTTTGCTGCTAGTTGCGATGGAGGTCTGGACTGCGCAAATGACCGTTCTCTCCTTTCTGAAAGGTTAGGTTGTCAGGCTGACGCGTATAAAATTGACCATTTCCAAGTGGGAACTAGTGGCGTCTCAGCTAAAGAGGTTGTGGGCACTTATTCTCTAGGAAATGCTTTAAAAGAAGCGCAGTACGGACAAGACCCTAGCTTATTAAACTTTCACCAAGGAAGTATTTGCTCTAATGGTGTACCCCAGACAACTCAGACCTTTGTTGAGATTTTAGAGAAAACATATTATGCGCCTAACGCATTAATGCATTATATGATTTTTGACGAAACCGCATGTAACGGGGAAACTTTAAATGAAGTTGCGCTATTTTCGTATGACCCTTTGAATGAAACGGACCTGACTATGCACCATATGGTAGCATATAGAGTATTTAATCCCATTGTTAAAGATAGTTCTTTTGAATTACTTATAAGGTGGGTTATTTATTTCGGTATTGATTCGGGTGACTGCTAAAGCACATTCCCGTCTTTATCAAATTCGAATATTTTAGTTGATAAAGGTGCTTTAGAGAATGTTTGTGAGTTTTCTGCCCCAAACATGTCGTAATCAGGGAAGAATTCCCAATCTTCAACCTCTTTATCCCTAATAAAGGTCACCCAGTCAGCCCCATCTTGAATAACTTCTACTTCCCATTCGGGATTTTCGTTTAAGTTGAGTTCGTTTAATGGGAATGCGTATCCTACTGGATATTTAACGACCCAAGAGCCGGAGGGAAGGGTAGTTTTAGCCTTTAATTGTGCGGGCGCTTCGACCCATCTCCAAATTTTATAATAAGTCTTGCTCATGTTACTATTATAGATACATTATATGAAAACTGATAAACGTATTATGACAATTTTTGGTGATAATAAATTTCCATCTAGAGCTTCAAAGCTTTCGGATATTGAATACAGACTATCTTTAAACAACATCGCTAACTTTTTAATAGAAACTCAACCTGATAGAGTTTATATAATTCCGGATAATGAAACTACAATATTAGCAGCTCTGTGCTGTCATAGATTATCTATAAAAGCCGTTTTAATAAGCCCTTTTCCCGGATTTTTTAAAGGTTTAAATAAAAGATGTAAAAGTTTGCTAATGGCAGCTACGGAGAATTCCGATAATTTTATATTAATGTCCGAAGAAGTTGGTAACTCAAAGCGAGATGCGCTGGGTCATGTGAAAGAAGCGGTAGATTTTGCTGTTAAGACCTCTAATGCTGTAGCATACTTACGAAATACAAAGACTAATAAGCAGTTTGAAACCTTTATAGAAAGTACAGCAAAGGATGAACATAAAACTTACTTCGACCTAACGTACAACAGCAGGAAGATATTTACCGAATAAGTTTATGAACGACTGTCTGTTAAAATCCCATTCAGGTCTAGGACGACCTTCTGATTCATGTCTTATAGGAATAGGGATTACTTTATTATGTAATCCTTTTATATAAGCCTGAAACGTGTAAAAAATATCATAAAAATCCCATGCACCTGAGAAATCTTTAGGCTGTTTGAGTTGGATAGAGTTTAGTACTTTTCCCGTTGTGCATAGAAAGACGCCGTCCGCAACAACCACTCTTCCATATTTGCCAAAATAAGTTGGATAACTACTCATTAGGTCTCCGCCGTGCCACACAATTCCTTTCAGTTCGCCATAAGGCTTTTCGTTCCACCAAGTACACGGTTTGGCTCCGTTTCCGAAAGATGGTGTCCCTGCTACGCCTAAAAACCCCGTATTGGAGTCCAAACTATCTGATATCAAATTATTAAACGCATTAGGCTCCATAAAAATTTCTATATCATCATGGCATATAATAACTATATCCTCAGGTTTTAAGTTTAAACCCTTACACTTTTTTCTTATGGCTTCAAATATAGAGGATTCCCCTATAAGCCAATGAGTCTCATATCCGGCTTTGCCGAAATAATCTCTTAAATGGTACGCAGTTTTATCTTCCGATGTAGGATTTCTTCTTGTAGGTACTAAAGCAAACTTTCTCACCCTATATAATAGTAATGACTCGTGAAGAAATTTTAGCCGAAATAGAGAAATGTGCAGAATGTCCCACATATTTCATTAATAATTATGTTAAAGTTGTACATCCTGTACAAGGGATTGTTCCATTTCATTTATTCCCATTCCAAGAAAGGATTATAAATGAAATGACAAATAATCGATTTTCTCTTGTTAAGAAGTTTAGACAGGCGGGAATCACAACTTTAGCGGCTGCGTATTCGTTATGGACTATTATCTTTCAGGACCATAAGAACGTTATGGTAGTGTCTATTGGAGACCGCGAATCTAGGGCTTTCTTAGGTCGCGTTGCCGCCATGTATGATGACCTACCTGCTTGGCTAAAACCTTCCGAGATTAAAAGAAATCAACATATATTGAAGCTTTCTACGGGAAGTGAGATTAAATCCCAACCCGCAGGTGCGGGACGTGGCGAATCTGTATCCTTACTAATTGTTGATGAAGCTGCGTTCGTTGATAAAATGAGGGAATTTTGGATGGCTATCTACCCTACAATTAGTACAGGTGGCTCAGCATGTCTTATTTCTACTGTTAATGGTATGAGTAACTTGTATTATGAGCTATACAATGCTGCGAAGGAAAAGGAAAATAATTTCCATGTTATTGATATTAACTGGGAAGAGCATCCTTGGTATACACCTGAGTGGTATGAAGAGACTCGTCCTAACATGTCTGATAAAGCATGGTTGCAAGAGTATGAGTGTGAGTTCTTAGGAACAGGCGATACATTTATAGACCGTGATACCCTCGCCAAACTAAACGATAATACCAGTAAGGACTTTTTTACTAAGTATACTCACCGTATGAGAGTATGGAAAGAGCCTCAGCCGTATTATTCTTATATGATAACCGCAGATTGCTCTTACGGAAGAGAGCAAGACAATTCAGCATTTCATGTTATTAATTTATACAACGGAGAGCAAGTAGCTGAGTTTTACTCTAATGTTACCCCCATTAAAAAATTCGGACAGATATTAAACGAGATAGGGACTTGGTACAATACTGCGTACTTAAGTGTTGAGAGAAATGCTTTAGGTATGGCTTTGCTGGAGGAATTATGGGGAGAGTTGGAGTATGAGAATCTTCATATGGACGAAAAGGGGGAATTTGGTGTGATGGTTACTACTAAAAATAGAGACCTTCTCCTAGCTAAGATGGAGGATTCCTTAAGAAGCGGAAAGATACGAATAAACTCTGAAAGAACAGTTAAAGAATTACTTACATTCATTATAAATGAAGATAACGGAAAAGTTAGCGCCGATAAAGGCTATACAGATGATTTAGTAATGAGTTTGGCACAAGGTTGTTATGTAATGGAAGACATTATAAAATACAGTCCTATAGTTTTAACAAAATTAGAGCGCGAAAAAGAGAAACCGTTACCTATAATAAGTACTAGATATGCTGATGATTATGAAATCAAAAATTATTACCAATGGCTCCTAAAAGAATAGACGAAAACGGCGCAACTGAATTCCCGGCGCCGCATACTTACGGAAACGATGCCGCAGGGTATCGTGGCAAATTCTTTGCGTTTTTCAGAAAACGCTTTGGACCTAAGCCTAAAAGAGGGCGTCCTGGGTTAACTCCGCCTTTAGCGGGCGATGCAGATGTTCAAGATGGGTATGGTGACGCTTTTGGCGTTGCAGGGTCATCCTCTAAAACCTCATTTGCTGTGCCTCGAATAGAGTACGAACGTCGTAGACGTTATAAAGACTACGAGAAAATGGATGAGTATCCTGAAATCGCAGCCGCTTTGGATATTTATGGAGATGATTCAACCCAAGAGGATATTAAAAAGGAAATGTTCGGAGTTGAGACTTCTAGTGAGTTAGTTAGAGAAGAGGTAAATAAGTTCTTAGACCATGTTAAACTTGAGAAGCATATCTGGGACATCGTTAGAAACGTCGCTAAGTATGGAGATTGCTTTCTTGAAAACATTGTTGACCTAAATGCTCCCGATGCAGGTATCCAAAGAGTTAAAGTTCTTAATCCTAATTATATTTTTCGGGAGGAAGATAAGTTTGGTTACTTAAAATCTTTCAAACAAGAGGTTCCTGACTCTAATGGAGCTTCTGATATGCAGGGAATGGGTGCTTACTCTATGGCGCCAGCTGCAAATAACAAAAGATTAGTAAGTTTAGATAAGAATCAAATTGTTCACTTTCGTAGGTACACTTCAGACGCTAACTTCTACCCTTACGGAAAGTCTATTTGCGCTGCAGCGGTAGCTGCTTGGAGGTCTTTGAAGCTTATGGAAGATGCGATGATTATCTACCGCATTCAACGAGCTCCTGAAAGACGTGCATTCTACTTGGAGACTGGTAACTTGCCCGCTACTAAGGTTGAGGCTTTCGTAGAACGGGTTAAAGCTAAGTTTAAAAAGCAGAAGACTTGGAATCCTATGACCAACAGCATTGATGAGAATTATAACCCTCTCGCTGTTGATGAAGATTTCTTCGTGCCTGTTAGAAATGGACAAGGCACGAAGATTGAGACTTTGCCTGGGGCACAGAACCTAGGGGATGTCGATGATGTCAAATACTTTAAAGATAAACTACTAGCAGCTCTTAAGATTCCAAAAGATTACGTGGTAGAAAAAGACAAGTCTCCTGAAAGGAAAGCCAATTTAAGTCAGTTAGATGTAAAATTCGCTAAAACTATTATGAGACTTCAGAGAGATGTTGAAGCAGGGTTAAACCAGCTGATGAAAAGACATCTTTCTTTAGTAGGAACTCCTTCTATATTAATTCGTGGCACTAAAATAAAGCTGCAATCTCCTTCCGATATGTATGAGAAACGTAGGTTTGAGATTGATGAGCAAAGAATGCGTATTGTGCAAGCGGTTCAAGGTTTACAGTTATTCGATAAGAAATACTTACTAAAGACTTATTTCGAAATGACAGAAAATGAAGCCGATGAAATGCTTGAAAGAGCTAAAAAGCAACAGAAAGAAGATATGGAAGCTATGGGTGGAGGTATGCCGGGTGCTCCGCCTATGGGAGCTCCGCCTATGGGAGCTCCGCCTGCAGAGGATGGAGGTGCTCCTCCTCCAGGTCCTGAGGCTCAAATGCCACCAAATTAAAAAAACCGAAAATTTCTCACAAAAAAGATGTCTAGAGCCCCTAGATACCTTTAGTATAAACCATTATGAACATTTCCGATATCTTTACTTCCCGCGACAAAAACTTTGTTAAGTTAACCTTAGCACAGGATTATCTAAGCCGTCTTGTTAGAGAAAACATGACGGTTTTTAATTATGATGGGACAAAGCATAGAGTTACTTTCTTAACGGAAAGTGAGGCTTTGTTGTC